TTTGAAATTGTCCATGCCGCGCCCCACCGAATAGGAACGTCCACTTCTCTTGCAGCTTCAGCCATCGCATCTGCAATATCGTCATACAGATTGAGTTCCCACGAAGCTCTTGATCCAATATACGCCATTAGGTCAACGGCATATCCTTGAAGGTGCTTAGACTTCATTGTCTGGCTTGCGCCCTTGGCAACAAGAGCCTTTTGTTCATCAAGAGTTCTCATGCCACAGATCACACCAAAATCTATCTTTGATTTGTGAATGGCTAATTTAACAACCGCAACAAGCCGTGGGTCTAAACCCTCCAGCTTGGCCTCGCTTCGTGAGCTTAGTTTAAACGTCATTTCTTTTTTCCTTTTTTCTTGGAACGGTCGCTGACTACAGTTCCCGTAAGGCCTGTAACATTAACATTAGTGGACTTGTGATATAAAACGCCCGTCAGTTTATATCTGATCTTGTAGTATAAGTTTACAAACATCTTCATATCTTTACTCCTAAACATGCTACGGCAATCCCGTTATGAGTTACCATTATCTCAGCCTTTGCTAACACCTGTTCACAAACAGCCTTGGTGTCGTATACGCCCAATTGAAAATACTCTGCGGGTTTGCCTGATATTAACTGTATCCAAACCAGCACCCACATTACTTCGTTAGCCCTTTTTGTTTTTCAAATGTCCTCAAGCCGCCAATTCCAAGCATACCCAACAGCACGGTCATAAGGCTACCCATGTCAAACTCAGGTAGCGGTGGGATCTCTGCGCCAGAAAGCGTTACCGAAAATATAATAAGCGGGCAGAGTATAAAATGGTACAGTAGCGCAAAGCCACAGATCCACCCCACGAAGGGTCGCCATCCCCCCTTGAACAAGCTTCCAGACGCCGCTTCAGCCTTGTTGATCTCCAACTGAGCAAGCAAAGCCTGTTGCGCGTGTGTATCAGACATAGTGGCAATCTCATGTGCCAGCTTTGCCTTCATGTCAGAATCAGGAATTACTTTATCAAGAATGCCGCTAACTGGGCCAATTAAGCTTGCAATTAAACTCATTTCTCTACCGCCCTATCGTCATACTTTATAGAGGCTTTTTTATTGTCCGCCTTGGCAGAATAGGCATTAAACCCCATAAACGCCGCGACAACTCCAGATGCAGCAATGACATAGACACTAGCTATGTCTGTAATAAGTGTGGCGGCTTTATCAAAACCCAGCACAGAAGCCAACAGAATAATAAACGGGTAGACTAACATCCCCATCAAAGCCAAGCCTGTGAACCTGCGCTCGGCGTTGCGCTTTAAATCTTGGTCAGCAATCTCAAGCCTGCGGTCCTCAAGCTCAAGTTTGTTCCATTCATTACGATCAATGGAGCCATTGGAATCGAGATCTGCCTTATCAAACTCTGTCATTTCTGTCTCCTAGCGTACTGGACTGCAATGTGCCTATCTACAGTTATTATAACAACCTTTTCGTGTTTGTCATATACAACGTATTTTTTGCCTCGTTGTATCATCACCACTTGCCTTGAGATTTCCCTACAAAATAGATTACGACACCCGCTATTCCCAAACCAATGACAGTGATTACAGTTATAACTATACCGTTAATTAAATTGTCTATAAACTCTTGGCGTTCATACACCAGCGCCCTTTGCCGCTTTCTCTGTTCGGCCTCAATTTTCACAATTTCTTTCCAAGCCGAAGGCCCATAAGTCCAAGATATATGGTTTTTTAGCTCAGTTCTGTGCTGCTCTAACTTTTTTTTAGCAGACCAAATATCTAAAGCGGTGGCCTCGGTGTTAGAAAACAACTTATGATATAAAGAAGGCTTTTGTGACTTCTTCTCAAGAAAGTCTATATCGGATGACGCTTTGGCAAACTGAGAGATAGCTCCCGTAAAACTACTTATTTCTTTGCCTACCTCTACAGCCTTCTTTATGCCTTTGTAGGCACTGGTAGCTAAAGCAATCGCTGAAACCGGGTCTAACATAGTGGGAGCTTTCTTAGGCTAACGTTCTAACATCCTATCCATTTTTGCATCAAGAGCATCTAACCGAGTTATCAATCGGTCTATGGATGCGTTGCTCTCAACTTTAGTAGAGTACTCCTTGGCAAGCTCTTCACGAGTTCTATTCAATAAAATGGTAACGCGGTTCAATTCAGAATGTTGAGATTTTATCCACCAGCCCAAAGCTCCCACTCCAGCCGTCAGTATAAAATTCCAAAGCGCGTCCATTTCCATCAATTAGCACTCTAAGTAGCCGCCCCCTTTAATTGCAGCGCCCATCCCGCGAGCCGTGCCACGCTTCATAGACGTAGGAACCTTAACATTCGCCGTCTTGCCATAAGGAATACGCCCCTGCTTATCAATCTGAGCGTAAGGAACTGCCTTTGGGGTAGGACCCGGTGCAGAACCGTTTACTTTTACTTTTGCCATTATCTTTGTCCTCGCTGTTGTTTTAACAATTCGCGCTGCATTGCGCTCTCAATCCGTTTGTCCGTCTGACCTTCTTGACTTGCAAGCCTCTGCTGGAACTGCTGACCGCGCATCTGCTGGTTCTGAGCGTCAAGCTGTAACTTGGCCTGATCTACTTGTGCATCTGCTTCTTCCGACTTAGCTTTTATGTCAATCTCTTTCTCTTTTAATTGTATCAAAGGATCCGGTCCTTCGCCAGATATTTGTCCAGAAAGTTGCTTTGCTGCCTGCATACCCTGTGCAACCAACTGAGCAACCATACCCTGATACTGCATCTCCATCTGAGCTTCGTCGCCGCCCTGACCCTGCATCTGACCCATCTGAGCCATCGCCTGCTCTTCGGCCTGTATCTTAACATGCTCTAAAACATGCTTCTGTAACGATACCGCAATGGCAGGCATCTGACCAATCATAGGACTAGAACCAAATACTAAGTGAGCCATAATGTGCGACTGATGATCCTGACCCGTAAACGCATGTAACCGCATCTGGTCCAGCGCGTTGATGTTCTCTTGGGCAGGGTCCGCAGGCCGCGGCTCTTCGTCCGGTAGCGCCTGCATTAATCTATCAACATCGTTCACGCCCAGCGCTTCATACATGTCACGGTAAACCTCGTGCAGGTTATGTATCTCTGGAGCCTGTGTCGCCAACTGTAACTTAGTCTGAGCTAAAGCAATCCGCTGCGCCTGACTAAATACATTCGGATTAGAAACAGGAACCACATCTACACGGCCGTCAAAGTCAGACGCCATCACAGTAGCATCGTCACCCGCAACCGAATAAGGATACTCTTGTGGCAAACTCTCGCCCATCACACGCGCAAGTATCTTGAACTCTAAACGCATGGCGTAATGAAGCCGCTTGTGAACCGCGCTCATTACACGGGACCCCTGCTCCAACATAGCAATAGTAGTGCCAACCGCAGCACTCTGATCGCCGTCGCCAACCTTCATGTTCGTAATCGTCGCAAACCGCTGACCCGCGTCAACAACAAAACCTAACAGATTAAATAACGTCTGATCCGGTCCCTTGAACGGTAAAGGCATTAAACTATCGCGAATAGCACCCCCCGGAGCATCCACATCCCTAAATTCACCCGGCTGTAAAGGATCGTCGTCATCCCTGATCCGCAGTCCGCGGGCTTTGAATCCCGCAGGGAGATTAGATAATGTACCAGCATCAATCAACTGACGCAGTGAAGATGTTGCCGAACGAGCTAAACCACCAATTGTGTGGATTAAACCCAAGCCGTAAAAGCCAAATCCCGGCAAAAACTTGTAGTGTACAAAATAATGTATCTTCTTCTTCTTTTCGTCCTCTTCGTCAAAGTTTCTGCGGATCGACAATACTTCGCCGTTATCCTGAGAAATAGTAACAATGTAAGGAACCTTAATGCCCGTAGGCTCGCCGTCCTCACCAATGTCCTCGTAACCCTCAAGATCTAAATCCACATGGCACTCTAACAAAGTACAGTCGTAATCAATCTGACTAGGCTCATAGCCGTCAATCCGATTAATCTCCTCACGAACACCCGTAATATCCCCCTGAGAAGGAATCACGTCAATGTCGAGATATATGCCAGCAACCTGCTTCTTGCGTAGATCGTTTAAATCCATACGCACAACCTGCGTTATATTCGGACAAGTATCTAAATCAGAAGTATCGTAAGGAACCACTAAATTCTCAGCAGGAACAAACTTACTTATCGCACGGCCCAAGCTCTCATCGTAGTAAATCTTCTTGAATGCACTGCCCGCCAGCGGTAAATAAAACAACATCTGATCCATGTCAGGAGTGTAATCCTCCATGACATTCGTAATGTAGAAATTCATAAACTGCTTCACACGATGCGCCTGATCCTGCTTTTCACGAGTGTCCTTGCCCAGAACAACAGTCCGAACAGGCCCGCTAGAAGGCAGTAACTCATTAAACGCCTGCGCCTGAAACTGTGTAGCAGCCTCGGCAAGTAATGGATGCGTCACGCCACTCGCGCCGCGGAACGGTGTCGTGCGCTCCTCGTAATTAAAACCAAGAAGCTCTAAGCCGTTCTTGTAAGTGTCTTCCCACTCCTGACGACTCGCCTTGTTGGAATCAAACGCACCAAGCAAATCAGACGCAATGCTGCTTAACTCACGGTCCGGGATCTCTTCAGCTAAGTTGGCGTAGAAATTAGCGTCCTCGCCACGCATGTCGTCAGGCGCAAAGTCCACAACAACACTGCCGTCATCATCCGCCGTAATCTCAATCTCCGGATCATCCAACCCAATGTCCGCGGCCATTAAGTAAGGATCCGCACCCGAATCAGGTAGCTCAATCTCAATTTCGGCCAGTAAATCGTCCTCGTCTAACTGACTTGGGACGTTAGTATCCATTAATCCACCAGTAGCCATAAGGCCCTCCGTCAATAATATACACGCACCTTAGCAGAAACATCCTCGTCTTGCCAATCATCTGTTGGTAATTGTACAAAATTACCTTGACGATACCGCATTAAAGCCTGTGTCATGCTATCAACTAAGTCGTCATGCTCCCCATTCGGGAACGCAGCAACCTCTTCAATTAATTCATCTGCCCATACCTTGTCAGGGACCCAAACCATTCCAGCCTCGAACATGGGACTTACCGCATGCACCCTGCTTATCTTGTCGTTACCACGACTAGGCGTAAAGTTAACTACAGGTATACCCGCACTTCTAAGCTCCTGAGTCAACGGTAAACCACTCGCCTTCGCCTCAATAATTACCGTGTCAGGGTCCCAAAACTTGTACTCCTCAAAAGCTATAGCTTTTAATTCTGGAAAATCCCAGCGCCCCTTTTTACTGTCTAACAAAATTAAATTAGGTCCGCTTCCGCCCTCGTTGGGATAAAACACACCCCACGTTGTAATAGCAGAAAAATCGGCGCTCTCCCGCTTACTAAACGCAGTGTCGTAACTCTGTATCACAAACTCTAACTGAGGAACCGCCTCACGCTCCCACTTGCGCCACCACTCGCGAGGAATAATAGCATTCTCCTCACCCGTCGGATTCTGCTGGTACTGAGCATTCCACTTGCTCAAAGGTATAGATGCGCGGACCGCAGTCAAATCCTCCAAACTCCAAAACTCCGGCCAACACGGCGTCTCATCGTCAAAA